AATTAAGAGTCAGTTACAGAAAAAAATGATAAGCGAAGGTTTATCTAAAACAGAAAAAAATCTTATGAAAGAAATTAACAAACATTTGATTCAAGAAGCTCCAATCAGTTATGAAGGTCCTGAAAGAATGAATCCTGAGTTACAAGGTAAAATTGAGAGAAAAGATACTCCGTATTCATCGCATCCAGCAATGCCTAAATATAAGAAAGAAAGTGGTAAAGATTTTATCGAAATAACATCTTCAAAAAGATTTAAAGATTCTGTTGCAAAAGTAAGACACTATTTGGGAGACACTCGTTCTATCCAAGGACAAAACCCTATGATGTCTCTTATGATGACAGTTATGGGTGCGTTACAACAAATCAAATCAATTGAAAATAGAAACAAAGAGTATTTGGAAAATTTAGCTGTTGATTTGGTTAAAAAAGAAATGGGTATTCCTGATGGTTCTATGAACTTTGAAGCTGAATTGGTTTCAGGTCAATTAGGTGCGGCACCGGGAATGCAAGGAGGTGGCGAAGAACCGGATGAAGAAGAAGTAGAACAAGCTTTCCAAGAAAATCCAGAGGGTGTTGAAGATTTTATGGATGCTATGGATAAGTTTAATTTGGAAAAAGCTAAAAGAAGATTTATTAATTCACTAATCCAAGGTGCCTCAAAAAAAGGACACTATATGTTTGAATTAGTAAGAGATGAATTAAATAGATTAAGTCCAAATTTAGTTAATTTATATGGTGTTACTCAATCGCTTATGGACCATCTATATTGGTTAATGCCTGATATGGAAAATATGGTCGCTGGTGGTGGAGGACAAGCTGGTCAATCTGAGTTTGAAACAGACGAAGAAACCGGCATCCCAACAGTTAAAGCTAAGGGATTAACATTCCCTATATTAATACACGAATTGATTAAGGGTGTATATGAAGTATTTGGAACTCACGGATTACCTGATGACCCAAGACAAGCTGAAATGGTTATCGCCGCTGAAGATACATTACCTGCCGAGGTATGGGATATGAGATTAGGACCTATTTTTTGGGAAAAATTCATGCAAGCACATCCGGCAGAACTATTTGAAGAAGAACAAAAATATCTACAACATTATTTGTTTATGAGATTTTCAAAGTTAGAACCAGAAGAATTTTTTGAATTATCAAAACAAATTTTGATGGGTCGTCCTGAAGCAAATAAAATATTGCAAAGAATGGTCGATGAAATCGTTGCCGAATTAAAGGAACGAGAAATGGAAGAAAAAGGAATGAGTGGTGAAGATTATGACGATGATGAAGATTTTGACGTTCCTGGCTTCTAATATATATTATGGCTAATTTAACAAAAGAACAATTATTACTTGAATACGTTAAGTGCATGAAGGATACGCCTTATGCGCTTAAAACTTATTTACAAACATATGATAACACGGTATCAAGATATGTACCGTTAGAGTTATTTCCCGACCAATTATCATTATTAGACGATTATGAAAACTACAATGAAAATATTGCATTAAAATATCGTCAGGCCGGTGTATCCACAGTAACTGCCGCTTGGATATCGAAAAAATTAGTATTCGCAAAGAAAGAAAAACCTGAAAAAGTTTTGATTATTGCGAACAAATTAGATACTTCGATGGAGATGGCAAATAAAGTTAGGGCGTTTATTAATCAATGGCCTGCTTGGACAAATGCTGGATTTGCAGCTGAAAAGAATTCACAAAAACATTATAAACTAACTAACGGATGTGAAGTTAAAGCGGTTGCAACATCAAAGGATGCGTTAAGAGGTTTTACCCCAACAGTATTGGTATTTGATGAGGCCGCGTTTATTGATGCGGATTCTGACTTTTGGGCTGCCTGTATGGCGTCCTTGTCTACCGGTGGTAAGGTAATTGTGGTATCAACTCCAAACGGATTTGACCCGATTTATTATGAAATTTATGACCAAGCATTAAGAGGAATGAATGATTTCAAAATCTCTGAAATGTATTGGTTTAGAGACCCAAGATACAATAAGGATATCTATTTGGTTAAAACAGATGATATTATCCATTATTTATTGAACAGGGAACAATACCCAAAGGATACAATTATTGATTATTCTGAAAAGATTAAAGATAGAGATTTTGAAGACTTAAAAACTTATTTTGATAGAGGTTATAAGCCGTGTTCTGATTGGTTTGAGAAAATGGTTAAAAAACTCAAATATGACAAACGTAAAGTATCTCAGGAATTGGAAAACAACTTCTTAGGTTCTGGTGATAACGTATTTGATTCAAAACTATTACAAAGTATCCACGAGAATATGATTAAAGACGCTCCAACAAAAATGATGAGTAATGCTTTATGGATATGGGAAGAACCAATTATAGGTCACAAATATATTATGGGTGTAGACGCTTCAAGGGGAGATTCTGAGGACTTTTCTTGTTTTCAAATTATAGATTTTGATGAAAGAAGACAAGTTGCAGAATACATTGGGAAGATACCTCCAGATATTTTGGCTGAGATAGTTTATAAGTGGGCGTTAATGTATAACGCTTTTGTTGTTGTCGATATCACGGGAGGTATGGGTGTTGCAACTTCAAGAAAACTACAAGAATTAGGATTTAAAGATTTATATGTTGATGGTGTTGATTTAATGAATAAATGGAAATGGGACCCTAAAGCCCAAGAAAAAATTCCTGGTATCAACTTTAATAACAAACGTGTTCAGATTATTGCGTCCTATGAAGAAGCGTTGAGACACGGGTTTGTTATTCGTTCTTCACGTTTATATAACGAGATGAATACATTCATTTATGTAAATGGTAGACCTGACCATCAAAAAGGTCATCACGATGACTTAATTATGTCATTGGCAATGGCAACATATGTTGCGGAAACTTCATTTACAAATTTAAATAGAGTTACCGAACAAGCAAAAGCAATGATTAATGCTTGGGGTGTTGCAAATAACGAAAGTGCTAACAAACAATTAGATTTTAACCCATCCTTACCTGTTATGTCACCGACACAAGTTAGACACAATCAAAATGAACCAACCAAAAATGATTATATGAAATATGGTTGGTTATTTGGTGGAAGGTAATATTTATTAACATGAGTTTACGTCATAGGAAAAAAAGTGGAAACAAATTTGCTGGCTCCAAGACAATTGTCCGTGGAGGTAATGGTCCCGCAATACTAACGGTTAAACCGGGTGGTGAAAACAAAATTAATAGACAGGGTCCATTAGACCCACGAAATCCAAATGGAACAACTCTTTAATTGACTAGAAAATATACTAAATTAAGGATATGGAAAATAATAACAATCAAAATTTAACGGTCTGGCAGAAGTTAACACAAGCCTTCGGTCCAAATTCGTTATTAAATCAAGATTATCCAACCTATAAGTTTGATAAGAAGGAACTTTTAAAAACCACAAGTAAGCAAGAATATGATAAAGAATTGTTACAATCTCAACAATCATTTTATCTTGCAAACCAATGGACAAAGATTGAAAACAATCTTTATACTCAAGCAATATACTACGAACCAACTCGTTTAGCTTCATTTTACGATTATGAATCTATGGAATACACTCCTGAGATTTCAACAGCGTTAGACATATACGGAGAAGAATCCACAACAGTCGACCAAAATGGTTATATGTTACAGATTTATTCAGAATCAAAACGTATTAAACAAATTTTAACTGATTTATTCAATAATGTGTTAGATATTAACACCAACTTACCAATGTGGACAAGAAATACTTGTAAATATGGTGATAACTTTGTTTACTTAAAGTTGGATTCTGAAAAAGGTGTTGTGGGATGTTTTCAATTACCAAATATTGAAATTGAACGTTTAGAGAAGGGTATGGCCGCTAAAGCAGCGTCACGTACCGATGGAGATAATCCGGATACAAGAGGATTAAGATTCAAATGGAAAGCAAAAGATTTGGATTTTAACACATGGGAAATGGCTCACTTCCGTCTATTAGGTGATGATAGAAAGCTTCCTTATGGTACGTCTATGTTGGAAAAAGCAAGACGTATTTGGAAACAATTATTGTTATCTGAAGATGCAATGTTGATTTATAGAACGTCAAGAGCTCCTGAACGTAGGGTGTTTAAAGTATTCGTAGGAAATATGGATGATAAAGATGTTGAACCATATGTACAACGTGTTGCGAACAAATTCAAGAGAGAACAAGTTGTTGATTCTAAATCAGGTAACGTAGATATGAGGTTTAACCAAATGGCTGTTGACCAAGATTATTTCATTCCTGTTCGTGACCCAGCACAAAGTTCTCCAATTGAAACTTTACCGGGAGCACAGAACTTATCAGAAATTGCCGATATTGAATATATTCAAAAGAAATTATTAACCGCTCTTCGTGTTCCTAAAGCATTTTTAGGATTTGAAGAACCGGTTGGTGATGGTAAGAACTTATCATTAATGGATATTCGTTTTGCTCGCACAATTAACAAAATTCAAAACTCTATGATTGCGGAATTAAATAAAATAGCAATTATTCACTTATTCTTATTAGGTTTTGAAGACGAATTAAATAACTTTACATTAGGTTTAACTAACCCGTCTACACAGGCTGATTTGTTAAAGATTGATGTGTGGAAAGAAAAATTCACTCTATATCAACAAGCGGTTACTGCGATTGAAGGTATTGCACCTACATCAGTATCTTGGGCTAAAAAACACGTTCTTGGTTTTTCAGATGAAGAAATTAAGTTGGATTTACAACAACAACGTATTGAAAAAGCTGTTGGTGCTGAACTTACAAATACGGCAACAATCATTACTCATACGGGTTTATTTGATAATATAGATACTCTTTATAAACCAAAAGCACCAGGAGCTCCTGAATCTGCAGGACCAGCACCTGAAGGTGGTGCTCCTCCACCTCCGGGTCCTGAACCTGGTGGTGCACCTACTCCTCCACCTCCTCCGGGTCCTGAACCTGGTGGTCCGGCCGGTGTTACACCTGAATCTGAAATAAAAGATAATTTGAGAATCCTTTTAGAAAATGATAGTTTAACTGAGGGTGATTCATTTATTGATTTATCAAAAGGAAGAAATTCTTTAGGTAAAATTGAAGAGGAATTGAATAAACTTCTTAATGGATAATATTTATAGTAAAAAACTATGGAAAACTTTGGTTTATTAAAATCTAAAATTGAACAAAAACTTTTGGAATCGTATAAAAACAATACATTCAAAAGTGAGATGGTTAATTTTAAAAAATATGTGTTAGAGAATAAAAACATTAGTAAGATATACTACCTTTACGATGAATTGTCGTCTAAAAAAGGATTATCAAAAGATGTTGTTGGTGATTATATCAACGAATCTATTAATGTTTATGAAAATACTTTTAGTAAAATTAAAACTCAGGATTTGGTTAATCTTAAAAATTGGATTTCAAATGTTAAAACAAATAACATTTACGAATCGGTGGATAACGTTCTTAGTCTTGACGTTTTAAACATTGAAAAAAGAGTATTATCAAAGAAACAATTATCAGAATCATTAACTCAGAAAAAAGTTGAGAATACATCAAAAACAAATTTACCTTTGAGTGCTATGGTTAATATTGCTAATAAGACAATTACTAACTATATTGATGGTCTTAATGAGTCTGAAAAGAAAGAATTAAGTTCTTTATTATCTGCCGATGATAAAGTGTTAAACGAAGAGTTTAATAACATGCAGACAAAGGTTGTTGAAAAACTTTCCGGTTTAAAAGAAAGTGAATCAGACAATGTTGTTAAAGTAAAATTACAGGAAACAATCGATAAAGTTTCCAATGAAACGTATAACAGAATAGGATACTATAAGTTGAGAAACTTATTTGAAAATATCTAATCGTTTCTATATTTTTTATTACGATGAATCGCATTCAAAACAATCCGTCTTTTATTGACGGATTTTTTTGTATACGTCTTTCTCTCGTTTAATTTTTTTGTTTGTCGGGTTTTAATGATTTTGGATTTTAACTCTTTCAAACCCTTCTCAATGTTACCATTTACGTTAACGATTAACATATTATTTGTTTTTTTAATGTTTATTTTTTGACTCGTAGTTTAAATTTACTTATCATTAAATAAATAATAAACATTAGATTTTTATGTGTCAAAATGAAAAAAGGGAAAACAGCAAAAATTTCCGGTATTAGGTCGGCAAAAATGGTATATGGTACGGTAGATTCGTTAGAATTAAAATCATTATACCTTAACATTCAAACTTGGGTTGAACCAAAATCCGAAGAAGAAAATTGGAACAGAATTGTTCTAAATATGAGTAGAGGTCTTAAACATTCGGTATTAGAAACATTGGATACAAAACTTTTCAAAGATAATTTTATAGTAGATATGGATTTACGTTCAAGTGGGATAAACCTCGGGAAAAAATCATTTATGAATATAGAAATAAATCTTTATCTTAACGAACCTTTAGATTTTAAATCCAAGGTAATTAAAACATCTCTCAAATCAATTGTTAATGGAATCCACAAAAATATCATAACAAAAAACAACTTTTTTAAATTTTATTTA